TTATTTATAACAGTAGCAACACTTGGGTTACACAGGCAGCGTTTATTGACGGAAACTTACTTGTTGACGGTACTGTTACAGCAGACAAAATAAGCGTAACAAACTTACAAGCAGTTTCAGCTAACATTGGTTTATTTAAGTCTGCTGCTACAGGCGAAAGAGTAGAAATTGCAGATGATTTTATCCGGATTTACGATAGTAACAACACACTAAGAGTTGCTATTGGTGACCTTACCGGAGTATAGCAGAGTATAGTAAAATATAATAGAGTATAATAGAATATAAAGGAGTATAAAGCTATGACAGTAGGATTTAAATTTTTTAACGCGGATGAGTCTGTAGGGTTAGACTTGTTTACTAACTTTACTAAGTTAATTTACATTGAGTATTTTGACAGAACTTTTAACGGTACAAGAAGCATACCTGACTTTGACGATCAAAAAGGCGTGTTTTCTATTCTTATGACTCACCATAAAGGCACCTTTGTTCCGTTTCCAACTACCGTAAATGACAGTGGTTCTACTGGAGCTGACAACAATAGTCTTTCGGGTGATTCTGGTGGGTTTACAACTTGTGACCCTACCTCTCAACCTAGCTTAGCTTGGAACAACACGAATAAAGTTCTTACACTTTCTCCTAGCACTGGCTCTGACCCCATGCTAGCAGGAGTTGGAGACTACTACATAAGGGCGTACCACTACAAATGACTTACGGTGTAAAACTAATTAACGGTTACGAAGAAGAGACTTTAGGTGGCGCTATACTGTACGAAAAGCTAAGAGGAACAAGTATTTCTCAACAAAGTCGTCCTACTACTAATAGCTTTAACTCTTTTAACAGAACTATGCCGGGAATTCCTACGTATGGAGACGAATTTCAGACTAACAACCAAGCTAGAGGTGGACTTGGGTTTTTAGCGCGAGTTCGACCAGCAAATGTTTGGGACTTGAATCCTCACTACGTAGCAACAGCCTTCGAAAAGCAAACAGGTGGAGACCAGTTTTGGTCTTTTCCAATTCCTTTAACTAGCAACTACGAAGATATGATTTTTATTAAACCGGGAACGCTTGGTGTTTACTGGGGTATGCAGTGGGCAGCAAACATTTCTAGTTTTACTAACGGTATTAGTGCTATGTACATGAACACTAGTTTTACACAGCAGTTTGACTACGTAATTGCTACAACTACACCAGACCAAGGTGCAGGTAGCTACGGAATGAAACTTTACGATGCTGCTGGTAATAAAGAGTTTGACTCAAGAAACAAAATGTTTCCTATTAAAGACTCTTTTCTTGTTACTAAAGCACAGTTTACAAACATACTAGTTACAGGTACACCTTTAGACTTAACACTTAGACAAGCAATTCCTGACGCTTTTGTTTCTATTCCTCTTTGGGCAAACTACAGGTGGGCTAGAGGAAACAACGTTTTTGGAGGACCCTCTGTAAGCGAAACTATTTTACTTACTCAAACAAGCAGCACAAACTTAAGACTCTCTAAAAACGTAATAGGGAATACAACCTACAACGAAGGAAACGCCTTTTTTAAATACTCCCACGACGCTTTTATTATTGTAGGCGGCTAAAAAAGAAACTTTACATAAGGAAATACAAAATGGCGGCAGCGCTTTTTACCGTGCTAGCCCCCCTTATTGGCGATATTGTTAACAGGGTTTTACCTGCTGACGCTAATAAAGCAGGGGAAATTGAAAGAGAAATTAGGCTTAGCCTACTAGAAAACGAAGAAAAACTTGAAAACATGCGAGGGCAAATTGTCTTGGCAGAAGCTAACTCAGGAAGTTGGCTAACTTCCACTTGGCGACCACTACTAATGATGATTATTGTTTCTATTATTGCGCTAAACTACCTAATTTTTCCACTAATAAGTCTCACTTTAGGAGTTCCTTTAGAAATTGACCTTCCTTCAGAACTCTGGACACTACTAAACATTGGTGTTGGTGGTTACGTTGTAGGTCGCTCTGGTGAGAAAATTACAGAGACTATTACAGGAAGATAAGAATGAAACTAAAAAACTTTTATAGGAAAACAGTAATGAAACTAAGTAACTTAAAACTATCAAACCTATTCTCAAAAACTCCAACAAAACAAAGTAAACAACTTAAAGCCTACAACCTTGCTAGAACCTTTATTGGTATGAAGGAAGTTGTTGGTACTGTTCACAACGAAGAAATTGTTAAAATGTTTGCTGAAGTTGGCCACAGTTGGGTTAAAGACGATGAAACCGCTTGGTGCGCTTCTTTTATTGGAGCTATGTTTGAAAGAACTGGCACCACAAGCACTAGACGTTTAGACGCAAGGTCTTACTTAAAGTTTGGTGTTCCTGTAAGTGAACCTGACGCAAAAGAAGGTGACGTTGTTATCTTTTGGCGTGTAGCAAAAGACAGTTGGCAAGGCCACGTTGGCTTCTTTGTTCGGTACACTTCAGGTGGTGACATTGTAGTACTTGGTGGTAACCAGTCTAACCAAGTCAGTGAAGCTGTCTATAAGCACAGTCGTCTTTTAGGCTTTACTCGGGCTGAGTAATAAATACTCCCGACTAATGATACAGCATCAAACTAAGGACAGGTGAAAACCTGACAGTCCTAAACTTTAGGGCCTCTAGTACTGCTAGGGGTCCTTCAAACTTAACAAAAATAAATACTCCCGACTAATGATAAGGGTGCTACAAACGGTGTCGCTTATCTTTAGTACTATACTTATTTTACTATAAGTAACTATAGTTATAAAGATAAAAAAAAAAAGCATAAAATTTAGAAAGGTTGTCCTAATGAGTAAAGTTAGAACCCCCGGTTCTCCTGTTACAAAAAGTGTAGGTGATCCTTCAGACTCTTACTTAACACTTCTCCCTATGTGGAAAAAATCAAGAGCTATACTACAAGGTGAAACTTATGCTAAAAGCCACGATGAGTTTGTAAGCTTTGATGGTTCAAACCTACTTATACCTTTTTCTCCTACTATGTCTCAAGCTCAGTTTGAGTTTTATAAACATGAAGCAGAACTACCGGGGTTAACCTCTCAGTACTGTAGAGTTCTTATTAGTGCTCTACTTAGGAAAAAGTCTCAGTTAAAACTACCAGACGAGCTAGGTGACGAAGCACTAGAGTGGATTGAAAAAGACTTTACTTTAGACGGTCAAAGCTTGTTTAACTTTCTTGATAACGTTATTTGGGAAGAACTTCAAACTTCAAGAGCTTGGATTTTTGTTGACTACCCTGACGTTTCAGACGTTGAACTAGAAGCTATGTCTGATGTAGAAAAAGAAAAAATTAAGCCTTATCCTACTGTTGCTACAGCTGAGAGTGTAATTAACTACCAAGTAAAAACTCACCCAGTTACTAAAGCAAAAACTCTGTCTAGGTTTGTTACTAGGTACCTCACAGAAACTTACGAGGCAGATAACCCTTGGCACCCAACTTACGTTGATACGGTTGCAGACCACTACTTAGATGAAGCTGGCTTTTTTGTTATTGACTTATACAAGCTAAACTCTGTTGCTAGTGACGTTGAAGTTAACAACGGTACAGTTACTAAAGACTACAAAGATAAGTCTTCCTTAGCCTTTGAAAAGTATGCTACAATCCTACCTCAAATGTTTGGTAAACGTATTTCTAGAATTCCTGCGTGGCCACTAAACGGTCAAGTTGAACCTATTGAACCTATACTTATGCCACTTATTGATAGAGAGGTCTCTCTCTACAACAAAGTGTCTCGTAGAAACCACTTACTCTACGGAGCAGCAACTTACACTCCTATTGTTAAGTCAAGCATGACGGATGACGAGTTTAACACGTTAGTTAGCGCTGGTTTAGGTTCTTGGTTAAGAGTTCGTGAAGGTGAAGACATTACTGTGTTAGAGACTCCTACTGCTGCTTTAACAGACATGGATAGAGCAATTACTTCTACAGTAGACGAAATGGCCAAAATGGGTATTCGTATGCTTTCTCCTGAGCAAGACTCTTCTGGGGTAGCACTAGAAATTAGAAACGCTTCACAAACAGCTATGCTAGGTACTCTTAACGCTAAAATCTCAGGTACTATGAGTGAAGTTATTGCCTTTATGCTTAACTGGAAGTATGATAAGGACTACACAGGAAACGACGTAGACTTTGAACTTAGTTCAGACTTCTCTCCTATGGTTGGTGGTGACGCTGCTATGCAACTTATCACTAACTGGTATCAGAGTGGAATTATCTCTCGTGACACCTTTGTTAGGATTGCTAAGTACAACGACTACTTACCTGCTAACTATAACGATGAAGAAGCTGTCATAGCAATTCAAACAGACCCTCTCATTAACAACTTTAATGACGACGGAGTTACTGTTGAAGAATAATAACTGGGTGCTACTAGTGTAGACCTGAGCTTTGGAAGCTTGGAGGAAAGGTGCGATTCCTTTTACCCTGACCAACTACAACTGCCGCGCGGTGGTGAAACAGTATCATTTGAGGTTCATTGCCTTAAGTTGTCGGTGCAATTCCGGCCTGCGCAACCAACCCTCTCTTACTACTCACTGGAGTACTAGATGATAACTACTGCAAACCAAAACATTTTCGATCGCATTATTCAGCACTCTGCTGACGTTAGACTCTACGAAGAGGGCGTTCAAGTTAACAACAGACGTATTATTCGTAGACACCGTTCTAGACTTAAAGACTTACTTAAAAAAGACATTAAACATGATGTTTCTAGAGAAGTCAGTAGGTTTACTACAGAGTTAGGTTCTAATATTTTTAGGTCTTTACGTGACCTTTCTACTTCTGAGTTAGACTTTTTTACAGATAACCTTTATAAAGAGGTAAAGACTTTTTATGATGCTAGGCGTCCTCGTATTAGAGAACTCTTAACAGAAATTGAAGGGCCAAGTATTAAAGGCTCAAGGTCTGTTCCTGCTAACATTAAAAACATTGGTACAGCAGAGCTTATTCGTATTCAGTCTAGAGTACGTTCAGGCTTAGCTTTAGGTCAGTCTAGTGATGTTATTGTAAGAAAAGTACTTGAGACTACAAAAATAACTCAGCACCAAGCAGAGTCTTTAACAAGAACTTCTATTACTAGCACTCAAACAGCAGCTATGAACCGGGTTATTGAGGAAAATAACGTAGTACTCTCTGGTTACATGTTTACTGCAATTTTAGATGCTAGAACAAGTCCTACCTGCCAGTATCACAACGGTAAGATTTATGCTGTTGATGACTACACTTGGAGACCTCCACTGCACTGGCGTTGCCGCTCTACTATGGTCCCAATACTAAAGAGCCAAACAGAGCTAGCGGCTACAAACTCTAGTAGGCTAAACCAAGCCATGCTAGCTAAAGCAAGTCTTGTTGCTTTTAACGGAGCGCCTCCTGCTAGAGAAAGCTTTTCTGAGTGGTTAAAAAGACAACCTATGAACATTCAAACTACGGTTTTGGGTTCAGAAGATAAAGCTAGCTTGTTTAGACAAAACTTACTTAAAGTAGAAGAGTTTGTAACTCCCTTAGGAAAAGTCTTTTCAATTGAGGCTTTGCGTAGGAAAGCAGCACAAATTACTTCCTTGTACCGACCTAGACAAACAGTAGGTGACGTTGTTGCGTTTAACATTAACGTTGCTAAGCCTTCTACCTTACTTAGCTCTAGTGAAGCAAAG